AAATGATCTCAGGAAATCAAATGGATTATGATATTTACAGACCATGGCTTACCCTGGATCCGTGGCAAAAAGAATATATTTTTTCAAAAGAAACTCAGCAAGATAATTTTCTTTTAACAACCCGTCAGGGAGGCAAAACAACCGCCATGAGTATGAGGGCAGTGGAATTATGTCTAAAACTCTTTAAAAAGGGTGATTATGTGTTAATCAATTCAATAACAGAAAAACAAGCCCAACATATGCTTACAAAAGCATTAACTTATGCAAAAGAGAAATATTTTGATGAAATCATATGGTCTGGGAAACACAAACCAACAATGCACAGATTGATGTTTAAAAATGGCACAGGAATTTTATGTTATGCAGCAGGAGAGACTGGTCAAGGTCAGAGAGGGTTCACAATTAAAAAAGTGCTAATTGATGAAGGATCCAGAATGAGTGAGGAATATTTCGAAGCAACAATGCCTATGCTCTCAGTTTCCAAGGGAAGCATGGATATAGCTTCAACTCCAGCAGGAAAAAAACACAAGGATGGGAGCGAGAAATTCTTCTTCAAATGTTCAAAAGATAAAGGCTTCAAAAAATATTATATTTCAGCAAAGGATTGTCCAAGGCATTCAAAAAAATTTCTGAAAAAACAAAGAGGAAGAATGAGCAAATTAGCTTATGCGCAGGAATATGAAGCAATATTCACAGATGAATTAAAAAGATTATTCGATGATGATCTAATTAATGAATTATGCATTTTATCCAGAAAGGAAATAATTAATAAAAAAAACGATCATTATCTCGGAGTAGATATAGCAGGCTTTGGAAAGGATGAAAATACCTTTGAAGTTTTTGAAAAATTAGAAAAGGAAAAACTAGAACAAATGGAGAATGTGATTGAAAAAAGAAATTATACAACTGAAACAACAACAAGAATAACAATTTTAGATAAAAGTTATGATTTAAAAAAGATTGGAGTTGATGATGGAGGCGTAGGTTTCGGAGTTTATTCTGAATTGATGGATCAAGATCAAACAAAAGGAAAAACAATCGCTTTAAACAATTCTTCCAGGGATGCAAACGAATGGGGAACTAAATCCAAAAAGCTTTTGAAAGAAGAAATGTACATAAATCTCTTGACATTAATGGAAAATAAAAAGATTTATTTCTTAGATGATGACGAAGTTAGAAACTCTCTTAGTTCAATTCAACATGATGATGGAAGGATTTATGGGAGTTACTCTCATGTAGTGGAAGGAATCATCAGAGCAGTATGGTTGGCCACAAAAGACAAAGATTTAAAACTATTCGTCCACTCGTTTTAACATAAAAGCACATGGCAGTTATAGAAAAATACACTACTGGAGAAGATGAGAGCTATGCAGAAACTCTTGATTCTAACGATTGGTTATGCCAAACAATAACAATCGGAACAGTGGGATTAGACATCGCTTCAATAATTGACAGAGTAGATCTTAAAATAGCAAATGTAGGGGCAGGACTGATTTATGCTTCAATTTATGCGGTAACTCCACAAGGAGCCCCAACTGGGAGTTCCTTATCTACTGGAAGTGCAGCAGCTTCTCTTTTTGATGCAGGAGCTACAGGAATATGGGGAAGCATTTCCATGTCTTCATATACTCTTCAACCAGCAACTAAATATGCATTAATTCTTTCAGCAGATAGTGCTTGTTCTGTGAGAGCAGATGGAAGTGCACCAAGTTACACAGGGGGAACCGTTTGGTTTTCAGCAGATTCAGGAGCAACTTGGACAGAAGATGCAACAACTGATTTTATGTTTCAAGTAAATGGAGGAACTGAAGAGACTGGAACCTTAACAAATTTTGGAGAAGTTCTTAATAAAATGGGTGCAAATGCAAATGCAACTGCTCAAAGTCCATTATTATTAACAAGTTTTATTCAACAAGCAGAGAGTAAATTAAACGCCCTCACCTTAAAAGATTGGGTCTCAGCCTATTCTGGACTTTCAGAAAATAAAAAATATGTTCTTAACGACACAGTTTCAACTCTCGCAGCAATTTATGGAATCAATTATGGAGAAACCGCCGGAGGGTTCACATTACAAAGTCAAAGGAAGATTGAAAATTTAAGAGTTCTAGCAAACGAAAATATAAGGGAGTTGAAAGATGACGAAGTTAGAACTTTCATGGAAGCAGCATAATGACAAAAAAACAATTTGAAACCATTGAAGTAGAAGACGAAGAAGGATTCATGCAACGAACTGGAGATAATAGAGTTAATTTTGTAAATGTTTTGAATGAAATTTCAGGATGGTTCGATGATGGAACTAATTTCAGAATAACAGTGGTGAATGGATTAATAACAGCAATTGAAGATTCAACTGCAGGAGGCCATAGCTGATGACACAAATTAAACAAAAAGATGTTTCCAATGCAGTTGTAAGCACAATTCATGATTCAAGTTATTCAGATCCAACTGGGCCATCAACTGATTTTTATAATGGGGGTTCTGAGGATTTAGATGGAACAACTGGAGATGAAACGAAATGGAATGTAGATTTTGCTAAATGGCACAAATATTATCAGGATGTCCCAATATTTGCAGCAATAATTGACACTCTCGCAACTTGGGCAGTTGGAAAAGGATTTGAAGCTAGTGAAGAAACAATCAAAAAATTAAAAAAGATAAAAGGCTGGGGGAAAGACGATTTCAACACAGTAATGGAAAATGCAACAAGAGTTTGTTTATTATCTGGAGATTCTATGGGAGAAATTGTAAGAGACAAGGCAATAAGATTAACAAATTTGAAACCCTTGAATGTAGGAAATATGTGCACTGTCGTAAATATTTTCGGAGTAATTGATCATTACGAACAATGGAAAAATAGCGCCAAAGTAGGAGAAGATTTTAAACCTAAAGAAATATTTCATCTGACTTGGCAAAGAATGGGGGATGAAATCCATGGAAAACCTTATGCTCAAAGAGTCGAATCTCTGATAAAACAAATCAAACAATTAACTGATGATCTAGGTTTAAGATTTCATAGAATTGTAAAACCCTTAAGACTTTTTGAAGCTACAACTAATGACCCTACAAAATTAGCTGAGACAGAGGCAAATCTTAAAGCTGGTTATGAGAATTGTGAATTCATTGTAATTCCACGAGGAACTCTTGAAGCAAAAGACGTTGCAACAATCCCCAACGCAGATGACGCAATCAAATATCTAAATGTTTTAATGAGAGAATTAATAACCGCTTGTGGAGTTCCAGAGATAATTTTGGGATGGAGCGAAAATGCTACCGATGCTTCTTCAAAAATTGTTTATTTAGCATTCCAACAAAGAATAGAAAGAATCCAAAAATACCTTGAAGATCAAATTGAAATGCAACTAGGAATAGAACTTAATTATGAATTTCCAGCTAGCCTTGAACCGGACGCAGTACAGATAAACGAACCAGTGAATAATCCCCCTTCAGACGATAGAAAGAAAGAAGGAAAAATAAATAACATAATGAAAAAATGATGGAAGACCAATTAATTCAATACGGAGCAATGGGTGTTTTCGTAAGTTATCTAATCTATGACCGACAAGTTCTTTTAAAAAAATTAACCGCTGCGATAAATAATTTATCATCTTCTATAGCGAAAAAAAGGGGGTGAGATTATGAGTGAAACACCAGAAAAAAAGGAAGAGGGATCACAACCGCAGGAGAAACCTGAGAATTCTAATGGAGGGCCAGAGCCTGGAACAAAAGAAAAAAGCGGAGATGAATCGCCAATTGAAACTGCAAAAAGATTAAATAAAGAAAACACAAAACTTCTTGAGGACATGAAAGAAGAAAGGAAACGAATCGAAAAAGCAACTTCTGAGAGTTTAGTTAATGGAAGAAGCCAAGCAGGGCAAATTCCAAAACAAAAAACTGAAGATGAAAAATGGGCAGAAGGTGCAAAAGAGAGATATGCAGGGACAGGATTAGATCCAACTCCAGACAATAATCCAACAACTTTTGCTTAAAATGGAAACAGATTTAACAAAACAAGATTGGGAGAGAAGCAAATCAGATAATGAATTTCTAATTGTGAACAACAAAATGCAAATAGAAATGGCGAAAGAAGTTATCAAATTGTGTGATAAAAAGATTGCTGAATTTCCTATTGAATTGGAAAAAAAGAAAAGTTAATCGGTTAACCGAATAACCGAAATACTTATATAGTTTATTATTTACATTTTTACATGGCAAACGAATGGGTGAACATAGAACTACCGAAAATTATTGTAAATAGAGTTTGCGCCGAGGCAACTGCAATTCCATTGGGAACTGTAATGCAACTTACTGGAACTAACACAGTTGAGGCAAGCTCAGCAGATAATGATGTTTTTGGAGGAATAACTGTTGAGGAATTTACTGGTGGAGAAGGTTTAACTCACGTTGCTTGTGCAATGGATGGAGTTTGGGACGGTGTAACTAACGGAAATGTGACTCTTGGAGCCTTATGTAATATTCAAGCTGCAAATACTTCTGCCCCGGCAGCTGCTGCAGACCTATTAACTGGATCAACTTTCGGAAAATACGAGGAAGCTCAAACAGGTGGAGCTGCTGTAACTAGAACTAGAGTGGGAGCTTGCAACTAAAATGGTCGATCAATTTTCTGAAGCTGACAACAGAGCTCAAGTATGGGAAAGAGACATTAAAGGTTTCGCTCCAAAAAGATACGTTATGAAACAACTTGTACAGAATGCTGGAACAAGTGCGTGGACTAATTCTTATTATCAAAAAACTGCTACTTCTTTAACAGCTGGAACTGGAAGCGCAATTAAAGGAATTTCAAGAGGTGCAGATTTCCCTGCAGTATTCAGAGGAACCACTTTGGTAAATGGAGTTATTGAACAATATGGTGGGGAAGGAGTAATTTACTGGCAAGATATTTTAACTTCTAACATTTCAATTCAAAATGAAACAATTTTAGATGTTACCGATGCGGTAGTAAATGCAATAGATGGAGAAATCTATTCTGTTATAACTGAAAATGATACTCCTGTAAACATAAACACAGTAGCAATAACTGCAGGATCAGAATGGGATAGTGCAACAGTTGCAAATAGAGACCCTGTTCAAAACTTACTTGATTGTATCAGAGAAATAACAATCGATAGATATCCAATTTTAACAAGCGGACAAGGTTTCGCAGTAATGAATGAAACTGATTATGCTCTGTTAATGGGAAATACAAAAGTTGTTAATCATCCAACATTCAAAGAAGCTCAAGGAATAATTAAAAATGGAGTTTTAGCTAAACTTGTAGGATTAACTATATTAGTTTCTCCTGTTGTTACGGCGGATAAATTACTAGTTGTTATGGCAAAGAAAGTAGGAACTTGGAAAAGTGCTCAAAGTTTAAGCGTAGATGTGATAAAAGATCCACAAAAGAAATATACTATTCGAGCAAGTGAAATTGGATTGACTGAATTGACTGATCCAGAAGCAGCTTGTTTGTTAACAAACGTAAGGAAATAAAAATGACTAAAGAAAATCAAAAGAAATTATACACTCACTATAAAGGGATCGCTGAAAACAAGACCAAAGATAGGGGAAACAAAGATTTTAAACCAGTAATTAGAGAAAACGCAGCTAAACACGCTGCTGAAATTCTAGAAAGTTTTCCAGGATTCGAAGTAAAAGAGAAGGAGAAAAAGTAAATGACTTTCTCACCTGGAGATATTCTTAACCCATTAGCATTAATTCTTCCTAAGATGACCACTACTGTGAGGCGTTCTCTAGCAGCAGAAATTGGAACCCTTGTTTATGATACAGACTTATCTAAAATATGCTTCTCTAAATCAGCCACTGTGGCAACTAATTCTTGGGAATTAGTTACATCAGTGCAGGACGCTTAAAGGGCTGGAGAGTTAACCGTTACAATCGTTGGAAGGTACGGAACAATGGATCTCGCAGTTGCAGCAATGGATGCAGGAACTGATGCAGCAGCAACAGATCACCACGATTTGTATGTTGAAAATGGTGTTGGAACTGATCGGTATGTTGTTGTTAAATACGTTCGAGCAGCGTAATTCTCCAAAGATGACTCTAGTCAATCTTTTCTAAATTACTTCAAAGGCCTTTAATTAGCGTCACGAGCAACTCTAGAAAAATATAAATACTCTCATCAATTGGGATTAACATGGTAAATAAGAAATTTATAAACCCTCCAAATCAAAGTAAAGGAATCTTAGATGATTTTGCAATCCGTAAAAATATAGCGACGAGAGAAGGAACCATTGAAAAAGTACCTGTTAATGAATCAGATATTGCCAATAAAAAATATGTAGATGAGAATGATCACTGGGATGCAGATGGAAATGATATTTACAACACCAATGCGGGGAGTGTAGGGATTGGAACAAATACACCGAGGGCAAAGTTAGAAGTTAATGGATCTAGTGCAACAATTACAGACAAATCATTTGTTGTTTATGACACCGCAGATGAAAAGATGATGGAAATGGGAGATAACTGGTATAGCTCTGGATATTATAGAGTAGGAGATATTGACACCGCAGTCAATGGAACTATGTTTGAAATAATGGATAGTTGTTTTTATTTTAGAAACGGGAATGTCGGCATCGGAACGACGAGTCCAGATTACGATTTAGAAGTAGTAGGAAGTTTTAGAGCAGATGCTTTCAAGACAGACGAAGTAACGGCTCACACGGTTTTCGTCGGAGATGACGCAGGTGGAACAGGAGAATATTCTACAGCAGTAGGAGAACACGCAGGTCAATCAAACACAGGAGCCCAGCAAACAGCCACAGGTATGTATGCAGGTTATCAAAACTCAGGAGCTTATCAAACAGCCACAGGTATGTATGCAGGTCAATCAAACACAGGA